TCGTCCTCAAACTATTGACGAATGTATTCTACCAGAGAGCACTAAGGAAATCTTTCAAGGTTTTCTGGACCAAGGTGAGATCCCCAACCTCCTGCTCTCAGGGTCTGCTGGTGTCGGTAAGACTACTATCGCCAAGGCACTGTGTGCAGAGTTGGGTGCTGACTGTCTGGTTATCAACGGATCTGACGAAGGTCGTTTCCTCGATACCGTCCGTAATCAGGCAAAGGTCTATGCTTCTACTGTCTCTCTGACCTCCACTGCTAAGCATAAGGTCATCATCATTGATGAGGCAGACAACACCACACCTGATGTGCAGATGCTTCTTCGTGCTTGCATCGAAGAGTTTCAAAAGAATTGTAGATTCATCTTCACTTGTAACTACAAGAATAAGATCATCTCTCCTCTGCACTCACGTTGCTCTGTTGTTGACTTCACCCTCAAGGGTAAGGAGAAAGCAACAATGGCAGGAGCATTCTTCAACCGTGTTAAAACTATCCTAGATAGTGAGAGCGTAACCTACGAACCTAAGGTTGTCGCTGAGGTAGTCCAGAAACATTTCCCCGACTTCCGTCGCACACTCAATGAGTTGCAACGGTATTCTTCTTCTGGGAAGATTGATACAGGTATCCTTGGTGTCTCTAATGACATCAACATTACCAACCTCGTAGGATATATTCGTAATAAAGAGTTTACCAACATGAAGAAGTGGGTGACTCAGAATATGGACAACGAGCCTGTTGCTATTATGAGAAAGATCTATGACAATCTCTACACCCACTTTGATCCCAAATCAATTCCTGAAGCAGTGCTGGTCATCTCTGAGTATCAGTATAAATCTGCTTTCGTTGTTGACCAAGAGATCAACATGGTGGCATTCCTAACTGAGTTAATGATGAGGTGTGAAACCAAATGAATGTAAAACTAATGCGTATGCGGTCGGGCGAAGATGTCGTTGCCGACCTGATCGAAGAAACTGATACTGATGTCACTGTTGCTAATCCTATCGTTGCTATCCCTAACGGGCAAGGCACCCTAGGGTTTGCTCCATGGGCACCATTGCTTGCTGGTCGTAACACTCCAGTAACTGTGCCGAAAGACTACCTTGTGTATGGTCCTACGGATACTCAGGAGGGAGTAGTGGAGCAGTTTGAGCAAATGTTTGGTATCATTGAAACTCCTAGTAAGAAACTGGTGCTATGAAACGTCAAGTGAAGTCGAGATTCTATTATTATTTTTGGGGCACTGCTACACTAGCAGTAGTCCTAGGTCAACTTTATGTTGGTAGCGGATACCGAGTCCTTCATTACTCTCTTGAAGATCTAATGCAGAAGGTTGATGGTGTCTTGCTACATAAAAACGATGTTAATCCTTATTCTGGTTTAATGTGAGGCAAGACTACGAACTTAAAAACTTTTTTCCGATCCAATTCTATGAGTTTCGTTGCAATCAAACTCTCCTAGATGATACCTTGGAGTTGCTGCAAGACTTAGAGTATGGATCTTACAATGAACCTGCTGGTGTCCTAACGTCTGCAGACATTCATACCAAGGAAGAATTTACACCATTGATGTCATGGTTTCAGGAGTGTATAGATACTATTCACTTTGATACAGGCATTGATTGTGATCGTTTGGCAGTCAACAAGGCATGGGCAAACCAGTCCGTAGCAGGGTCTGGGCACCGCCACGATGCCCACAGGCACCCTATGTCCTACCTGAGTGGCATCTTCTACCTTACTGGTGGTGCTCCTACGGTCTTTGTCGATCCCCTCTTCCAGAGGGAGTGGGCATCCTTCCATTTAGATGGGACTATCGGTCATGAATTGGCATGTCATCCTGGGTGTGGTGGTCTAATTGTGTTTCCTAGTTACGTCATTCATGCTAGTTTACCTAACATGGATCCAGTAAATAGGTTTACGATTGCTTTCAATACTTTCCCTAGGGGTAACGTCAATAGTGGCGCACATGGACAACCTATGGCCAGAGTAGAAGTTGAATCGTGGAATAAGAAACTAGGACCATTGAGACTTGATCATTATGCAAGGGACTGAAGTACATATGTTTCCTGTCGTGTGCAGGACATACAAACAACCTGATGAAACTCTCAACAAACGTGTGATTGAATCGATGGATGGGTATCCATCTCAACAGTCAAACCTTCCTGAGGGTGTCATCACTTCACGTCCTGATCTTCACAAGGTAGAAGAGGGTCCTATCACAGAGTTGAGGCAATTCTTCTGGGACTGTCTGGCAGAGTATAGGTATGCATACAAACTCTACTGTGATGCCCTAGAGATCTCCTCTATGTGGTTTAACCATGCACCTGCTGGAAGTGGGTTTGGACACCCCTTACACAGGCACCCAATGTCCTATCTGAGTGCTGTCTATTACCTCACCCCTGGTGCTCCTACCTTCTTTGATGATCCTGTTACACCTCGCACATATGACACACTAGATGTCTTCCAGCATGATAAGATGGAGTGTGAGTGGGGCATCAATCACAAGTTTGATGCTGAGGAGAATACATTGATCCTCTTCCCCTCCTGGTTACGACACTACTCAGGTCGTCAACTAGATAACTATGACCGTTGGACTATTTCATTCAACGTATTCCCATGTGGTAAAGTGAATGTAGGTCCATTTGAAATGCCACAAATCAACCTTTCTATTTCATGAAGTATTTGAAAACTCCACTACGTTATCCTGGTGGTAAATCAAGGGTAGCAAAGATGTTGCTTGAGAAGTTTCCAAGTGAGATCAAAGAATTCCGTGAGCCCTTTGTTGGGGGCGGGAGTGTAGCACTACTATTCTCCCAGAAGTATCCTGATATTCCTGTGTGGATCAATGATAAGTATGAATATCTCTACAGTTTCTGGAAGATGCTCCAAGAGCGTGGGGATGAGTTATCGCATACTCTCTATAATATCAAAGTCGAAAACAGCACAGAAGAAAAAGCGAAAGAGTTATTCCTATCTGCTAAAGCAGAGATATCCAGCGCAGATCGTTTTCGCCAAGCTGTGCTTTTTTGGATTCTTAATAAGTGTAGCTATAGCGGGTTGACTGAAAACTCTTCCTTCTCTAAGACTGCATCTAATCAAAACTTCACCACCCGTGGTGCTCACCACCTGAGGAGAGTCACTGAGATCATTCAGCACTGGCATATCACCAACCACGACTATGAGTTTGTGATGAATCGTGAGATGTGTAAGAGAAAAGATGTCTTTGTATTCTTGGATCCTCCTTACAAGATCAACACCTATCTCTACGGCACTAACGCAGAGATGCATAAGAATTTTAATCACACTCAGTTTGTAGAAGACTGTAAGGTATGTCCTCACAAGTGGTTGGTTACATATAACGTTGACGATGAGTTGAAGGAAGCATACAAGGACTTCAACCAGGAAGAGTTTAAGATCACCTATGGTATGAAGCATAGGGCAGACAATAAACTCAAGACTGAATTGCTGGTCACTAACTTCACTGAATCTACTCCTTTGGCATCCCTCTATGAAACAGTATGACATCCCTCTTAAAGATTATCTCAACAGCATCAATCTAAAGCAGGGAGATCTTACAGAGGATCCTCTTGCTATGAAGAAGTATCCATCATACGTTATCAACAAATGTATGATGCATCATATTGACACGTTGATGCTCGCTAACATGATGAATATGTGTGATCACGTTGATAACGATCTACAATATCAATATTACCTATATAGTGTGAGAAAGTCGAAACGATTTTCTCCATGGGACAAGAAGATAAAGGACGGTGATCTTGACCTAGTTAAACGATACTATGGTTACAACACTGAGAAAGCACAAGCGGCGCTAAAGATTCTAACCCAGGACCAACTACAAATTATTGCATCTAAATTGAATACTGGAGGTAAGAAATGAGCGACGAGATCCAATGGTCTCAAGACATGATGCTGGAAGTGACGCTTAAAGAACCCGACGATTTTCTCAAGGTAAGAGAAACCCTCACCCGTATTGGTGTTGCGTCTAGGAAAGAGCGCAAACTGTATCAGTCTTGTCACATTCTCCACAAACGTGGTAAGTATTACGTTGTACACTTCAAGGA